GTTGGTAAGTTTATACCAGCAACAGATCTCCTTGACTTACCAAACAAACCACTCGACATCGATACAAATGAAGAGGCCAAGAAAGACTACAAGCGTAGGCGTAGGGATGTAGAGAACCGCAACCGTATACACACACAAAAGTGTGTAAGGACACGCATGACAATGGAATGTGTGCGTAGGTTTGTCGTTCATGATAAGTTCTACCTTCCATGGTCGTACGATTATAGGGGTAGATGTTACCCTGTTGCTGCGTTTCTCACACCACAAGATACAGACTTTGGTAAGTCATTACTACGTTTCTATCAAGAAAGTTTTGTTGATGAGACTGCCATTGATTGGTTGAAGTTCCATGTCGCTACACAATTTGGTTTAGACAAGGCGCCAATCAAAGAACGTATCAAATGGGTAGAAGATAACGAGGAACTAATTACTAAAATTGCTACTCACCCTATTGAGAATCAACATGAGTGGGAAGTAGCTGATGAACCTTGGCAGTTTCTAGCTGCATGTGAGGAATACTATGCTTGTGTCATTTCTTGTAGTCGTCATTACACTGGCTTGCCTATTGCTGTTGATGCGACCTGCTCTGGTTTGCAGATCCTGGCTGGGCTTGCACGCGATGCATCAACGGCTAAGCTCGTTAATGTCTTACCTAGTGACAAACCACAAGACGCCTACAAGGTAATAGCTGAGGCTAGCAAACCTAACATCCCTGAGTGTCTTCATGATGTGTGGGATAGGAAATGTACTAAACGTACAGTGATGACTGTACCTTACAATGCTAAACCTTTCAGTAACAGAGGTTACATCAGAGAGGCACTAGCTGAGAAGAATGTAGAAGTACACAAGGATGTACTAACCAAGGTTGTGTCTGCTGTAAGACAAGCTATGGATGAGGTCGTACCTGGTCCAATGGCTGTCATGAAGTGGATAGAATCTACTGTTGCTGAGTTGATTAAGCAAGGAGCTACGCAGATAACTTGGACTACACCATCGGGATTCACAGTCACCCAACGGCTGATGAAACCAGATGTAGAGAAATTACGTTTGAAGTTACTTGGTACTGTAACCAAGGTGCACGTTGCTGTAGGTGACTCTAATGAGGTTGACCTTATGCATCACAAGAATGCAACAGCGCCCAACCTTATCCACTCATTAGATGCAAGCTTACTCCACTTATCTGCGCTCCGCTTCGACGCTCCGCTGGCCCTCATACACGATTCGGTTCTATGCCGCAGTAGTGATATGTCTATTTTGTCAGCAATCGTACGAGAAACTTACATGCACCTTTTTGCGGAGCATGACTACCTAAACGAATGGGCCGAGCAAGTCGGCGCAACCACCAAACCACCGATCATTGGTGACCTTGAACCGTCATCAGTGATTGAATCAACCTATTTTTTCTGTTAATGGCACGAACCACCTTCGTAACTAAAGAGCCTGTTGTCCTTGAAGGGTACCAGGCTGTACTGAAACCATCTCAATATGGTTACTCATTGTCTGCTGTTGTTGATGCTGACATGGTAAGCAAGCTTGAGGATGATCGAGTTGAAACCCTTAAATGGGCTGAATCTAAACTAAAGAACCCTAAGCGTTCTTCTCTCCGCCCTGAGCCTTGGGAAGAGGTGTCTGAGGGTAAATATAAAGTCAAGTTTTCCTGGAATGAGGAGACTAAACCACCTGTTGTAGATACTGAGGGTTCACCTGTCGTTGATAACGGCACGCCTTTGTATTCTGGATCGAAAGTCAAGCTGGCTTTCTACCAAAAGCCTTACATCCTCAAGGATGGTGTCACCTATGGCACGTCACTGAAGCTGCAAGGTATTCAAGTGGTAACGCTCAGCAGTGCTGCTGGTGTTGACACTGGCGACCTGAGCGATAGCGATGTGGCAGAACTTTTTGGAAAAACACAAGGATTCAAAGCAGGTGATCCCAACATCACCCCCGCTCCTGAAGCAGGAGAAGATGATGACTTCTGATGTAGTGATCACTAAGGATCCAGACCTTGGCCTCTGGGAGTGTCGGCTCACTATTGAGCTGCCTACTATTACAGTTACTCGACACAAGAAAGACAAGTCTGACTTTCGTTATGAGATGGCACGTGCTGTTACGGACGTGGTTGAACAAATCGTTGAGGGACTTATTGAAGATGAGTGCTAATGGCATTCAGATCCAAGCTGGAGGAGCGGGTTGCTGACCTGCTCACCAATCTAGGTGTCTCGTATGAGTACGAAAGCACAAAGATCCCGTACGTTATCCAGCACACATACACGCCTGACTTTGCCTTGCCTAATGGTATTTGGTTAGAGACAAAAGGCTACTGGGATGCGAAAGATCGCAAGAAAATACTAGAGGTTATCAAACAAAACCCTTTAGTTGACTTGCGTATGGTCTTTCAAGCACCTTACAATACAATATCTAAGAAATCTAAAACTACCTACGCTGCGTGGTGCGAACGCCACGGAATAAAATGGGCATCATACGCCACTATTCCAGTCGAATGGCTGACCTAAAAGATTATCTAGATGAAAACCATCCCTGGAAAATGGAAAGGTGGTACATCATTCTAGATAATATCTTTCTCTTTATTAACACAAACATCATAGACACAATTGACAGGTTTGTTAGCAAATTACTTGACCGTGATGAAGATTACTGGTGGTGGTTACATGAACTCTGGGAAGATGTGTGGCATGTATGGACTAATAGGATAGAAAGGTTTATTTTTTACCACTTAGGCCGCCCTACGTGTCCGTGGGCTAAACAAATAGAGGAATATGGAGAACCATACTACTCAAGATTCTGAATTTATACGGCATGAGCCGTGTGAAAACTGTGGCTCATCAGATGGTAAATCTCTTTACTCTGATGGGCACACTTTTTGTTTTGTCTGTCACCATTATGTACACGGTGACGGCACTGTTAATAACAATGTAATGACCACCAATGTTCAACTCCAAGGATCAGCCGGACGGCTGCAGAAACGAGGAATCTCTGAGCAAACCTGTGAGAAATTCAAGTGCTACAGAGACGGAGAAAAGCTACGCTTCTATTATTTCAGCAGCGACGGAGCGCTTATTGGCGCGAAAGTAAAAGGCAAGGACAAGACATTTACCTGTGAGGGTAAGGTCAACTCTTTGTTTGGTATGCAGCTATTCAGGCACAAGACAACCAACAAGACAAAGAAGCTTGTAATCACTGAAGGTGAGATGGATTGTCTGTCTGTATGGGAGGCACAACCACACTGGGATGTAGTCTCTATCCCTAACGGAGCACAGGCTGCAAAGAAAGCGATCCAAAATCACTATGAATGGATCAATCATTACGATAAGATTGTCCTCTTTTTTGACAACGATGAAGCCGGCCAGAAGGCCGCGACTGACTGCGCCCAGGTGTTACCACCCGGCAAGGTTTACATCGGTGCTCTAGAGGAACACAAGGACGCCTCAGATGCATTACAAGCAGGGGATGCTGAGGCTATACGAGCTGTCTGTAACTATGACCATGTGTTGTATAGACCAGACGGTATTGTCGATGGCAAAACTCTGCTCGACTTAGTTACACAACCCTCCAAACCTTGCGATCATGAATACCCTTTTGCGGGACTCCAGCGACTCACTCACGGTGTTAGATACGGCGAGCTTGTCACTATTACTGCAGCGACTGGCGCAGGCAAGTCCTCTTTCTGTAGAGAACTTTGCACTCACTTCCTACAAAGCGGCGAACGGGTTGGTTACCTGGCGCTTGAAGAAAGTAACAGACGAACAGCCCTTGGCTTGATGAGCTCTGCCGTTGGCAAACCACTACACATTGGGGAACATGACAAGGCATCGCTTCAGGATGCATATGGTCGGACAATGGCTACTTGGAATCTTTATTTGTATGATGGTTTTGGTAGCTATGATCCTGATGTTATCTATAATCGCATTGAGTATCTGGCAAGCGGACTCGATTGCCGTATTGTTTTTCTGGATCATCTCTCTATCCTTCTTAGCGGTCTTGAAGGTGACGAGCGGCGAATGATTGACACAACCATGACCAAGCTACGGTCACTGGTTGAACGAACAGGTATTGCTTTGTTCCTTGTATCACACTTACGCCGCACACAAACGGATCACAACCATGAAGAAGGAGCACGAGTTACGATTGGACAACTTAGAGGAAGTGCGAGCATTGCTCAACTTTCTGACGGAGTTATCGCACTCGAAAGGGATCAACAGAGTGGATCTGAACACTCTACTACAACTGTTAGAGTCCTCAAGAATAGATACTCTGGCGAGACAGGCATCGCTTCACAATTGACTTACGATCTCAACACTTGCAAATTTACTGAACATGAAGCTGAACCCGATTTCAACCCGGCTACCGATTTCTAGTACAGTACTAGACTTGCGCCGACCTAATCCACCTACGGCTGAAGCAAAAGAAAAAGCTAAGTTCGTAGATAAAACCTATCACTGGAAAAATGCTGGTATTCGACCTGGAGACAAACGGACTCCTCAATGATTTTACCCACATACATTGCCTTGCAATCTACGATTCTGAGACAGATGAGACGCTTGCATACAATGACAGCGGTACTCAAGCTCCCATCTCTGCAGGTGTTACAAGGTTGGAGGAAGCAGATCGAATAGCAGGACACAACATTATATCTTTTGATATACCCTGTATCAAAAAGATCTTTTCATTCTTTGAGCCTCAAGGAGAGGTTATTGATACCCTTCTATTGAGCAGGCTCTACCACCCAAACATGCTTGGCTTAGACAAGAAGCACCAATGGAAACACATGCCACTGCAGTTGTATGGACGCCACTCGTTGGAGTCATACGGTTACAGGCTCGGTGAATACAAAGGTGGCTTTGCTAAGGACACTGATTGGAAAGAGTGGAGCCAAGAGATGGAAGACTATTGCGTACAGGATGTAAACGTGACAGTCAAACTATGTCAACATTTCCGCCCTTACCTGACTGGGTTGCGTTAGAGCACCAAGTCGCACAATTAATGTCTAAACAGGAGGCACATGGATGGTGTTTTGATGAACGCGCTGCATGGCAGCTTGCATCGGCTCTCCAAAAAGAGCTGGAAGAAACTAAAGAAGTATTACGCCAAAGGCACCCTTTCGTCCAAGGCGCGACGTTCAATCCTAAAAGAAATAACAAAAGCCAAGGATACTTTCAAGGCTGCGAGTCAGTCAGACTCAAAGAACTAAACCCAACATCGCGTGACCATATATCATGGATCCTTTCCACATTCTATGGCTGGAAGCCGACTCAGATGACCAATACTGGGAAGCCGGTTATAGACGAGACCATATTGAAGGAGATTGCCTCAGATGGGATCTCGATTGCCGGGGACTTCGCGAAGTGTCTGGATATTACGAAGAAATTGGGGATGATCTCGGAAGGCACGAACGCATGGCTCAAGCTTGTTACGACTGCTAACCGCGTACATCACCACTGTTCAGTTGGGTGTGCCACTTTTAGAATGTCACATAAAAATCCCAACTTAGCTCAAGTACCTAGTGACGAACGATTCCGACAATTATTTATACCCACTCCAGGTCAAGTTATGGTCGGTGCTGATCTTGCTGGCATTGAGCTTCGCATGTTGGCACACTATCTCGCCCGTTACGACGGCGGTAGATATGCCGACATCCTGCTTAACGGAGATATCCACCAAGTGAACGCCGATAAGATCGGTATATCACGTAAACAAGTTAAGACAGTTTCGTATGCGTTTTTGTACGGAGCTGGAGATATTAAGATCGGACTAAGTTATGACTCCTCTCTCAGCACATCTAGAGCTAAATCCAAGGGTAAAGAGATTCGCGCAGCATATGTTGACGCGATTCCTGGTCTTGATTCGCTCCTTACTGCTGTTAAAGCTGCGGGTGATAGAGGGTTTGTTAAGGCAATTGACGGTCGCAGAGTACCACTCGACTCACCGCATAAAGCCCTCAACTTCTTACTCCAAGGCTCAGCAGCAGCACTGGCGAAACGGTGGCTGGTCTTAAACCAACAAACAGTAAACGAAACACAATTATGCTGCTCTCAACTGGCGTTCGTACATGATGAACTACAGTTTGAGTGCGATCCTAAACATGCAGAAGATTTATCAACATCCCTGGTATACAGCGCTGCAGCGGCTGGAGAGTACTACAAACTCAGAATCCCAATCGCAGCAGAAGCCAAAATCGGGAACAACTGGGCCGAGGTGCACTGATGAAGCTGTACATCGACGCTGATTATATTGTCTATAAAGGATGTGCTGCGGCAGAGACAGAGATTGACTGGGGATCCGATGTGATCATGGTTACATCTAAGTTCTCTGATGCATACAAAAACATCCTCAAAGATATCAATAGAATTGTTGGAGAGTTTGGTGGGTTTAGTGAACCTGTCTTGTTCTTCTCTGACTCTGTAAACTTTCGCAAGGACATACTCCCATCATACAAGGGACACCGTAACCGAAAGAAACCATGTGGCTACAGACGTGTGATCAACCAACTCAAGACTGAGTATGAGGTTGTTATCATGGATACCCTGGAGGCAGATGATGCCATGGGGATTTATGCCACAAAATTTTCAGGCAATGTTATAGTCTCGCCTGACAAGGACATGCGACAGATCCCCGGATCTTTGTACAACCTTGACGAACGTGTGACTGTGAATAAAGCTGATGGTGCCAAGTGGCATCTCATCCAGACACTTGCCGGCGACCAAACTGACGGCTATGCCGGCGCTCCCGGCGTGGGCGTGAAGCGAGCAGAAATACTGTTCGAAAAGCACGGATACAGCTGGGAAACCGTAGTCAAAGCATTCAAGGAGAAAGGTCTCAGCGAAGAGATTGCTCTACAAAATGCAAGGCTAGCTAAGATCCTTACCGTAGATGACTATGACTTCAACACCAGAACCCCAATACTATGGACCGCCTCCCCCGGTTATAGAATTGACGATGGAGCAAAGCTTCAAGATGAGGAGAATGAGAGACATGCTGCCTGAGGCAAGCAAAGAGGATCTCATTACTATCTTGGATGCTCTGCAGCATCAAAACTTTTGTTTATGTAACACCGTTAGTAACCTAGTAAAAAATTGGCCCGCCCGTCCTACTACACCCGAGGAACAATAGAAGTCTGGGACTTCATCCGTGATCAAGAGTTGAATTACTTTCTCGGGAACGCAATTAAATACATCTGCCGTGCTGGATATAAAGACAGCAAGATAGATGACCTCCACAAAGCTATCACCTACCTTGAGAAAGAATTAGAAAATGTCACTGCTATCCAACACAGCGATCGAGTTCCGCAACGCTTTCAAAATAACCAACTCTTTGAGTGGCCGAACCCGCCAGAAGAATTTGATCGTTGAGGAGTTCAAGGAGTTCCTAGAAGCTGATCAAAACATGGTGCTTATGCACCCACAAGATAGAGAAGCAACGTTGAAAGAACTTGCTGATCTAATTTATGTCTGCGCTCAGTACGCAGAGAATATGAACTGGGATATCGAGCAAGCATTGCGTCGTGTCCATGCATCCAATATGTCCAAGCTTGGTGAAGACGGCAAACCGATCTACCGAGAGGACGGAAAAGTCCTCAAAGGACCTAACTATCAACCACCTGATTTGTCTGATCTCGTCTAATGTCCAATCTTATTTCACGTACTGGTCGCGTCCAAAGCTGGATTGACGATCCAACATCACGGCTGCCGGTCAGCTGTACAATTTTTAAAGTGGACGATTCTTGCGAAGGTCCAGAAGGTATTGAAGCCAGTTGGCGGTTTGCATCACATGCTCTCCGCAATGGAGCTGGCGTAGCTATTCACCTGTCCGAACTTCGACCTAAAGGAACAGAGAATGGAAAAGGACTTGTCGCTAGCGGCCCGGTTTCATTTGGCCAAATCTATTCAACCCTTAACTCTGTACTCAGACGTGGGGGTGTTTACAAAAACGGTGCTGTGGTCCTGCATTTGGACCTGTGCCACCCTGATGCTCTTGAGTTTATACAAGCTCCACGTCATGAACTTCCTTGGGCTAAGCGATGCATCAACATTACAGATGAATGGTGGGAGGCGTGTACTTTTAAAGAGGAACTACTCACTGGTATTAAGTCCGGTGACATTTGGCTCAACAAAGTAAAGTATGACAAAGATGGGAACCGTGTACGAGGCAACGTTTGTCTCGAAGTGTACTTGCCTAGCCGAGGAACCTGCCTCCTACAGCATGTTAATCTTGGAGCCTGCGAGTTCGATGACATTCCAAGAGCTTTCGTCGAAGGTATGTCTGAACTGTGTGCATTGCATGCAACGACTGGAGTTGGTGCGAGTGGTGAATACCTCCCACCCGAAACAGACCGACAAGTCGGCCTTGGAATGCTCGGACTTGCAAATCTCCTTAGGCGAGTAGGTGTTACTTATGAACAATTCGGACGTGCACTTGACCAATACAACAATGGAGAGATCGTACAAACGCCAGCCTTTGAGCTGGTATCACAGCTCGCAAGTGGCATCGACTCGGCAGCAAGCATTGCACGTAGTTACACGATGGAACGAGCTTTCGCAATCGCTCCTACTGCTAGCTGTAGCTACCGCAGTAAGGATGTAGATGGTTACACCTGCACTCCTGAGATTGCTCCACCTATTTCCCGTGTCGTTGACCGGGATAGTGGCACCTTTGGTGTCCAATCATATTTCTATGGCGATGTAGAAGTTGCGTCAGAAGTCGGCTGGGACGCTTACAAGCGTGTGGCTGATGGAATCATGACGATGCTAGATCGCACTGGGCTTCTTCACGGGTATAGCTTCAACAGCTGGAGTGATGTTGTTACTTATGACAACGCCTTTATCGAAGAGTGGCTAAAGAGTCCCCAGACTTCCTTGTATTACTCCCTCCAAGTGATGGGAGATACACAAGATAAATCTGATGCGTATGCCGCTCTTGACCAACAAGACGTTGATGACTACCTTGCAGATTTACTAAATGAAAAAGAACCTACCTGTGATTGTCAAGAATGAGAAAACATCCTTATCAAAAATTACTAGAACGCAAGCGGACATGGACTCCTGTGGCTACTACCAAAGGGAAGTGCAAAGAGGGTGCGGAGGAGACTCTGCGCCGTGCACTTGCCTTGCGACATATGGAACTACCTGTGGGAGATTTTATTCGTGATGCGCTCGCCTCTGAAGTTCCACTTCTCGCACGTGAAATACTGGAGAGCAATGTCCAAGACGAGATTAAGCACGACAGGGCTCTGGGTTATGTCGCCGATGCTTGGGGTGTTGA